GAAAGGCTGTTCACAGGTGCTTCACCGATAGCAGATAGCATAGTGTTCACTGCATCTAGCTTGGTTGTTTGTGCCATTACTTGTTATCCTCACTTCCAATGAAGTCTTTGAAGTATTTTAACAACGCACTTTTATTATTCTTCAAACGTTTCTTATTAGACTGTACGTTCTTATACTTATTGCCTAGACCTATCTGACTTGCTATGGTAGAGGTTTCTTTGTTTATTTGTAGTTTATTACTCATAGTTACCTACCATTTAGATTTGTTAGCCCAGTAAGCCGCTGACATCTTACCTTTAGCTATGTTCTTAGCATGACGTGCCTTAAAGGATTTACGTCTTGCTTTTTCTTTGGCAGTCTTAGGATTTTTACCAGCACCCTTGACACCCTGCTGACCATACCTAATCAGCTTCATTTTCTTACCTACTCGTGCAAGTACAGCGTGTGACTTCTTAGGGTGGTTGGGCGTACGTTTGGGTTTGTTATATCCTGAGAACTTTTCGCCACCACGTTCTACAGTCATGTTATTTCTTCTTCATGTACTTGTTTTTTACAGGCATACCAGTTTTTTTGGCTTCTTTTTTGGCAGCTTCTTTACCTTTTTTTGTATACTTAAAATGTTTTGAACCTACTTGTGGCATGTTATTTCCTATACTTTGCTGTTTTCTTAGCAATCTTCAGGGGTTGACGGACAAACTGCTTACCCTTACGTGTACCAGCACGTTTAGCACGGGTTGTCGCAGCATACTCAGCAGAAGACAGAGACTTGATGGCTGCTTCTGGTAGGTAACGCTCACCTGTATCGGCAGACTTCTTACCTGACTTAGTGCGCCATTTTTGTTTTGTCCATTTCTTCAAACTCTCTTGAGGCTTTTTCATGAGGTATAACCCCCACCAGCCTTCTTATAGCGTGACGCAAGCAACTGGGCTTTTCTTGCTGACCACTGACCAGCTTTACCGCCTTTTGTACCAGCTTTGATAGCGTTGAACATTCGCTTACGCATAGTTGGTTTGGTGTAGTTACCTGCCTCGTTTACACGAGACTTCTTTTTAATCTTCAAATCACTCATGATAAAAAAGAGGGAGCAAAAGCTCCCCCTCTCCTAATCTACTAGGCAGTAGACAGTGCGATTGCACATGCAGGACGCAGGACGTTGTGACCCATTGCGTACTTAGCAACCATCAGTGTACCCTGACGATTGATTTGGTACTCAGATTCAACACCCAAGTCCATCAGCTTAACAGTAGCAACAGCGTCTTGTGTCATTACCATACCACGGATTTTCGCGGCAAGGTCAACAAGGTTGACACCATCTGTTGTAGTGTTAGTGATGTCGTATGCAGTTGTACGGCCTGAACCAGCAGTGTTAGCCAGTGGGCGGTTGCCCTTTGACTGACCCTTAGAAGCACCAGATGTTTCAATCAGGTCTGATACTACCAGATGGTTAGACATATATACAGGCATACCTGCAATGTTAGGTACTGAAGCGTCAGCTACAGAACCATTACCACCGTAATCACGGTTCATGAATGTCAGCTTAGAACCGTCAGTCACGTCCATCAGTGCGTAGTACTGTGCAGGTGGGAGAACTACGAAAGCACCGTCAGTCGGTACGTTGTTCTCATCCATTTCTTTACGAGCATCGAAGATAGCTTTCGCAATCTTTGCAGGGTCTGTTGCATCAGCAGCAGCAGTACCGATAGTGATGTTGTCAGTAAAGTCTTCTTCACCAAATGAAGAGTAGTCCTGTACAAGTGCAGCAGCACGAGTAGCGTTAGTTGACAGAGAAGCCTTGATAGCCTGACGAAGAATGTTCTTGTCAGCTTCTTTAGCCAGTGCGATACCTGCTTCTTTTGAGTAGATGCTACGCACGTCATAGTGGTTGATAGCTTCGTCAATAGAAGGGATGAACTGTGCTGAAATCAGCAAGTCATCAATGGTAACGATACGCTCACCAGCACGGATTTTACCGCCAGTGATTTCGTTTCCAGGGGTCAGGTACTCAGCACTTGCACGACCTGTCATCGGGAACTGAGCAGACTTACCTTTAGTAATCGTACGAGTACGTACCAAAGGCATCATGATATTTTTTGCCTCAAATGCAGTAAGGACTTCCCCAGCATACAGCTTTAGGAAAAGGTCACGTACGTCACCTGAGAGGTTGTCTTGACCTAGACGGGATACGTCATAGGCTGGATTGGATGCACCTTGCATTGCCATTTTATCACCTCATTGTGTTTAAGTTAAAGTAGTGCCTCAACCTTACTATTACTTTCTCTAAGATTGTCCCTCGTAAGGGGTCATAAGTACTTGTTGTTAGTAATCTTGAGAGTAGGGTTTCCCCTTCTAAGAACACCCATATAGATGTGCTTAGAAGGAGAGGGGGTACGAAACCCCCAATCCCATGCAACGGTTAGAACAGGCTAGACCTACGTAGCTTATCAGCTACCTGTTGCCTGTAGGCAGGGTCTTTGTCGTATCTGGGGTCATTCATTGCAGCAGTTAGTTCTGCTGTACTGTCAAATCTCCCGCCTGTGGTTACCGCACCAGTACCACCTTGTACTAGGCTTGGCTCTCCCTCAGAACGATACCGTGCGTGTAATCCCTGCACAGCTAGTCGAATCATATCTGGATTCTGACTTTCCATAGTTGCATTGTAGGCATCAATATCTTGTTCTGGCAAGTTTTGTGATGCCCATTGCATTAGAGTGTCATACTCTGCTTCGCCACCAACAACACTTTTAATCTCAGTTGTCATCTTTTCAGCGACTGCGTTCTGACCTTCAATCCAGCTATCCACCATTTCTGGTGGGAAACCAGCTTGCTCCAACGCTTCGTAGGCTTCCTCAGACAGCCCACCTAACTCTGCGTACTCCTGTTGGAATACGTCAAAGTCGAGGCCACGTTCATCCATAAGCTCGGACACTTGATTAGGTGTCTCGCTACCAGAATATTCTTCGGTGTCCGTGTACTCTTGTCCTTGTTGTCCCATCTTACTTTCAAGCTGTGAATAGGCTTTTGCCATATCCTCAGGGGACTTAAACTTTTCAGGTAGCCAATCGGGACGTTCTTGTCCAGCAGATTGGGACTCTTCTACCTTGTTCAGCATAGCCTCAACGTGTTCTTGAGACTCAGGCTTGGGTTCTTGATAAGTATTTACGGTCTCTGCCATTCATTACTCCTGTAAAGCAGCACGAGCAATTTCAGGTGCAGCACTCTGTGCCATACCCATTGCCCCTTGTTCTAACATTTGTTGTTGCATCATCATCTGTTGTTGCATTTGTTCCATCTGTTTCTGTTCTGCTGACTTGATTAGACCAGACGTGTCGATACCCAACGAGGCAGCAAGTCGGTCAATGTAGTCACCCAGATTCATTTCAGACGCAATAACCTCTGCCCCCAGTGGCTGAAGATACTGCAAGAATGTTGCAAGTTTGTTCAAGTCTTGACCACGACCAAGAGCCTCAATACCAGTAACGACAGTAGGTTTAACACTATCCTTAGGCATCTTTGGCATCTTACCCTGCTTGGTCAACGTGTCCAGTAGCAGGTTAATCAATGGTAGCTGAAACTCCTGAGACAAGATTGAGTATACACCACCCAATGCAGTCTCTAGTTCTTGTGCCATGAAGCGAACTTCTTCGGCTGTTACACGTTCAGCACTACGCTGTACACTACTATTCAATAGGAACGCTGATGCAAGTCTGTCGTTAATCATACGCATAGTCTCAAGGGCTACACGGAAATCACCAGACTTCTGTACCTGTAGTGTAGATACATCGTTAGCATCACCAGATACAAACGCACCGTTTGGTGCTTTGGCTAGTGTTGCACTCTTAGTTGTACCATTAGGACGTACCATAAATAGTACTTTACTTGATGCTGCACTTCCTTGTACAATAGCCTGAGTTAGTGCTTCAAGGCTACGTAGGTCACCAATATATTCCTCAATGAAACCACGTCCGTAGTCTTCACCATCAATACGTATAAACCGTAGAGGTAGGAACGGCATGATATCTTCTTTTAACTTACCC